GGTCTAGGGCGAAGAATATGCACCTACGGGTGAACTTCTACGAGGGTGACATACATCAGTGCCCGAATAGAAAGTTTGACGTGGTGTGTTTCAACTTTTCTTTACACTACATCTACAAGACTAGGGAACTCTTCTTCAGTTCCCTACGGGAAATCAAGAAGCGAATAAAGCCGGGTGGAAAGTTGATAGGTATCATTCCAGACTCTGAGAAGATTGTGTTTAGGACACCCTACCGGGATGGGGATGGAAACTACTTTCTGACACGTGGTGGGTATGGAGAATATGGTGAGAAGATGTTTGTACACTTGGTGGATACCCCGTACTACGCGGATGGACCAAAGCCAGAGCCTATATGCTACAAGGACCGCCTTGTGACGAGTTTAGAGGAGATGGGGTTTAGACTAGAACTTTGGGAGGGTCTCACAGGAAACCCGATCTCAGAATTCTATAGTAAATTTATATTTGTATATAAGAGATGATAGTGATAGTTATTTTATTCATCATATGTGTTTACATAGTACATAACACGCGCGAACCTCGGGAGTTTACGGAGGTGAAGGAAAGGTATCACATTCTCAGGGAACATCTCCGAGAAACCGATAATCGTAAATACCACATGTTGCACCGCCACATCCCAATAACTGGATTTACCCGAATGAGGAATACCGTGGGCTACAATACAAACAAGGGTGGGGAAATAACCATATGTTTGAATGGTGGTGTAAATGAAATATTCCACGTTCTCATCCACGAGTTGGCGCATTCTACGGTGGAGGAGTATTCCCATTCCCCAGAATTTTGGGAAAACTACATAGAACTTAGAAACATATGTGAAAGTCTAAACATTTATGAAAAGATCCCACAAAAGACTAAATTCTGTGGTCAACACGTTCAGGATAAATAATCTTATCCTACATTAAATGAAAACACCAATTAGTGTGGTAATACAGAGTGTGGGAATTTGGTTAGCAGTATTTGCGGTCATTTTTGTTCCAAAATTTATTCAAAATTATAGTTTTAATTTGGTGTGGATGACTATGGTTATACCAAATGTTCTCCGCCTCATCGTCTCGGACATCCCCCAGCTCGCGGTGGATCGCCTCTTCTTTTGGGCGTCGACGGTCGTATCTATGATACTTATGTATTTGATCAACCAGGGGTGGCGTACTTCCCGCCAAGCGGTAAAAAATCAGGAGAATGACAGGAGAAAGAACCTTATATTGAGTTTCTTGCTCTTGGCGACTTTTGCTGGTGGAATGTTTATTACGTATTTAACGGGTATCGATTCCTCAATCTATAGCAATAAAGGTTGGGAAAATTAGGGCTTGATGATGTAATCCTTCGCGAAGAAGAATACAACGGCTGAAACAAGGCCGGTCGATGCAAGACCAATCATACTTCTACCCCCCTGTTCGTTAAGGAACTTGGGGATAGAGGTCACTAGTTTATCTTGAACTGGCTTGCTGATGGCGATTGCTGTACACACCGCGACAAATAGGGCGGTCATTTGATCATCTGTGAGGTTGAGGGGATTCTTACTTTCTGGTTTCTCCGTCTGCTGGGGGGCGGCATAAGACCCCTGTGGTTGGGGGGCGGTCATTTGGGGCATCATACCCTGCATTTTTGGTTCATCGGTCATCATTGGGGGTTCCATCATAATATCATTGATTGGTGTAGAATCCATCGTCTCTTTATTTTGGTGTATATTTTTTTCAGGCCCATTGTTCACAAAAGACGTGGTTGGGTTGGTATTTAGGGGTACCATACCATCACCATTATCAGACAAATTCAATGTACTCACTTGGGGGGAAGCCATTTAACTATACCACATGTTTTTTGATAAAAACGAAAACGCGATTATTTCCTCTTGGTGATCGTCAGTGCCGTCTTCTTGGTGGCCTTTTTGGCATCCTCCTCCTTCTGCTCGAGGTGCTTGGGGTTGTACATCTTTTTGTGAAGTCTCCACAGCTCGGGGCCCCCAACTCTAAAGTTCTTCCTGAGTGTTGCCTTGTACCAGAATACACAATCCTGAATCCTGTTAGACTTTACTGTGTTGTCTAACACGAGGCATTCGTAGTTTTCTGTGCATGCGTCCATAACCTTACAGAACATATCGAAGGAGGGGAAAATACCAAAAAAGGACTTGTATAATTTTTCTCTATTTTGGATGATATTCTCCCTGAGTATAAATACGTAGTCGACATTGGCGCGAAGTGCCGGTGGGAGATCCATCACGTACTGCATCGTCAACATGAAGAAGATCTTCCAGTGGCGTCCATTCATGAAACATTGGCGTATACAGGTATCCTTCAGAAACTTTGAATCGTACATACAGTCATCTAGGAGCATGAAGGCTCCGCAGTTTTGTTTTCCTGCGCCCACCAATTTTCTCTGCCTGGCCATGACCCTTTCTATCGCGTCTCTATCATAATCGCCGTAGATGAAGAGATCTGGAATAAATTCAGAGTAAAAGTGGTTACCTTCCTCTGTCCCCGAAAGTACGATCCCCGCTGGAAGATGCCTTTTGTGGTACATTATATCTTTCACCAGAGTGGATTTACCCGTATTTCGCTTACCTATGAACACACAAACCCTGTCGTCCGTAATACTTTCGGGTTTGAATTTCTTCAATTGAAGATTCATTCTAATGTAGTGTCTCGTTTTATTTACCAAAATTTTACTCATATAGAGTAGGAATGGCTGGTCGTCTGAGACTTGCCGCCACAGGGGTTCAAGATCAATGGCTATCAGACGAACCACAGTTTTCATATTTCCTGATGAATTTCAAGAGACACACTAAATTTTCTATAGATGTTTTAGAAAATCAGTTTGACGGTACTGTGGATTTTGGAAACGTTGTAGAGTGTAGAATCCCCGTAGACAAGGGGGATCTTATAAAGAACATGACCCTAAAGGTAACTTTAAATGACCCAACTCCCGATACAACAGGGAATGATACTATTTGGTCACCTTCTATAATCACACACATGATTGAATATGCGGAACTTTTGATTGGTGGTCAACCTATCGAGAGAATCACAGGTGAATATATTTATCTGTACCAACAGCTTCATAATACGAATGATGATATCGATCAAACCCTCTACTTTCTGAACGGACATGGTAACATATTAAGTTATCAGGGCGATTATACCTATTTTCTCAATCTCCCATTTTACTTTTACAGAAATTCAACACTAGCCATACCAACGTGTGCCCTAACTAAACATATCGTGGAGGTTAAAATTAAATTACGACCTCTGAAAGAGGTGATATTTAACAATGGCCTTCCTTACGATATCCCAGATGGACTCCAGGGTTCAATTCGTACGATGTCTATAGATACAGATTTTGTATATTTATCTGACGAAGAGAGGGGGTATTTGATGTCCTACCCCATTGATTATGTGATCACACAGGTTCAACTGGCGCAGTTCAAAATGAAAGTTGGTGAAACCAAAAAGTCTGTGATGTTAAACTTCCAACACCCAGTCAAGGAACTTTTCTTCATTTCTCAATCTGAAGAGGCTGTTGTAGATAACGACCCAAATTGGTACAATAGCATCAAAAATGTAGAACTTCGTTTCAATAATGAGGTTGTTTTCAAGAGGGATACAAAGTTTCTAGTATACGAACAATCTCTGAAACATCATATAAATAGTCCATCATCTGCAAACATCGCCACATTTGGTATGTATTCATTTTCCCTTAAACCAGAGGTATATTACCCAACAGGACAGGTAAACATGAGTCGTGTTACCCACAAAATGTTGACTATGGAGATTATTCCCAACAACTATGCGGAAGCCAATAATACCCGGGTGTATGCGGTCAACTATAACGTATTGAGATTTGAGAGTGGTTTAGCTGGATTAAAATTTTAGGTGGATATATTAGTAATGGCTGGTCGTGTCCAACTTTTGGCGTCTGGACCCCAAGAGCAGTTCTTCACGGACAATCCAGACTACAGTCATTTTTTGGAAAGTTTCAAGAAGCATTCGAATTTTTCACGGGACTATGTGGACTTGGATCCCGTGAACCAAATTGATTTTGGGAAGACGGTGAAATTTAAGATTCTCCAAAATCAAGGTGACCTACTGAAAACCCTGAGTTTGAAAATAAAACTTCCAGAAATTGGTACATCGGGGGTCGCTTACATAGAATCTGTTGGTCACGCGATCGTTGAGCATGTCGATTTAATCATCGGGGGTAAGATCATTCAAAGATTGACGAGTGACTATCTCCAAATATATTCAGAGCACAATGTTACTCAAAGTAAACAAAACGCCCTCGAGCATCTGATTGGTAAGTATGATGAAAGAACTGCGGATGTCCAAGTTGCTAACCGTCTCATAATCGCGAGAAATGCTTTGGGAAATACGAAGGATGTAGATTTTTTTGTGGATTTACCCTTTTACTTTTACAACCACCCAGAGTTGGCGATACCCCTCTGTGCTATAAAAAAACAGGAAGTCGAAGTCGACATCAAGTTGAGGGATGTGAAGGACCTCATCGTGAGGATAGACGGTGCCTATCCAAATTCATTCACAGAAGACATCAGGATACAGGAATTCAAATTGTGTACAGAAATTGTATTTCTAGATTGTACAGAGCGAATTAAAATTGAAAAAACGCCCCGAGATTACCTCATTTCACAACTACAACAAAACGTCTTCAACGTTGATGCGGGTGTGAACTCTGACACATTCAAATTGGACTTTTCAAACCCGGTGAAAGAGTTATACTTTGTGATTCAACGACGGGGTAAGATTGGTAATAATGAATTTCAGTTTGTAACACCATTTGACTACGATAATACATCTATTATACAAGACGGGAAGTACATACTTTACGAAAACCTCGACCACCTGACACTCAGTTTGGATGGGCAGGACATTATAACAGAGGAAACGGGTAGTGTCATATTTCTCAAGGCGGTTCAAGCTGCGATCCACCATTCCAAGACCCAACTCATTAGACGATTCTATTCGTACAGTTTCGCACTTCAGCCAGAGGAATGGTACCCAACGGGGCAGGTTAATTTCAGTTTAGTAAAAGAACAAATTTTAAACCTAAGTATGACGTCGTGTCCCGATTTTGCAAGACAGATTCGTGTCTACGCTCTAAGCTACAACATTCTACGTGTTGCCGAGGGAATTTCTAAAACTCTTTTTACCGTTAAATATTAACATGAATATGCAAACTGGATTCGGAGATGCTGGGGATACCCAGGCTACGAATTACATGAACACTATGATTGACATAATGATGCCCGTGATGGAAAACAGTATGATTTTGGCTGCTGAATATTGTAAGGCTTGTGGAAGAGATGTAATTCTTCCAGAAGACATGGAATACGCATCCAAATATTGTGCTATGAATACGGTTGGTCAGAACATCGGCTCCCTCTTCCCCGATGTGTATGAGGAGGGGGAATCGGAGGATGAGATTGAGATTGAAGAAGTTGCCGAGGAAGAATGTCCAGGGTTTGTTAGGTATTCGGGAGACGACCCCAAATTTATCCAGATGAATGAAGCTTACGACCGTTGGCACAGCTGGGAACCCCAGAGTCCGGCAGAACAGATGTTAAAAAATGCCCTTAATAGTAATGAGCACATGGGAGCCTGAGGCATGGACATTTTTGGATGATAAATTGAAATCATGTGACATAGATACCAGCTCTAGTGAATCATCGGATGATGAACCGGTGTTCACGAAAACCAAAACACTCAGGAAAACAAAGTATAAAAAAATTGAAAAAGAAGATTTGTTACCAGAATAATTTTCCTCAACTATAGTATAAAACTTACACAATGGCTGGCGTTATCGATACCGCTATGGACACTGTCACCCTCGTCGCGGCTGAGCTTGAGACTCAGTCCCTCAACTCCGTGGTCGCGGGCTTCTCGTTCGCTGCCGCGATGTCTTGGATGGACCTTGTTCGCTGGGTCATTACCCAGGTGATCAAGGCGCCCAAGAACGGCGGTTCCCAGTATGCGCTCACAGCGCTCTTCACCACCCTCCTCTCGGTTGTGGTCTACCAGGTTGTGTCTCGCATCTCCACCCGTGTCTCGAAGCCTGCTCAGCCAGTCTTCGCCGTCACCCGCGTTTAAAAAATCAACGCTTCATGGAGGTGAGTACCAGGACACCAACAAATACGATAATAAGGATATATATGTATTCTTTCCATTCATAGAGATTTCCAAATCCCGAAATCCCTATGTTTGTCTTCGTAGTGGGTTCCACCTTGATTTCTTCGGGTGCA